ATGATAGTCCCAGCATATTTAATTAATGTTTCAGTTAGTAAATAATCAATAGTAGGTTTAGGTTTATCTTCAATACTTATCTTCCTTCTACTAGTTATTATATTTTTTCTTACCTCTTGATTATTATTAGCTACTACAACTAACCATTTACCTTCATATGGAACTATGAATCCTCTACCAATAGGAGAATTATTAGTTACTAAATAGCTGGAAGCGTATGTTTTACCATTATCGTCAGTAAATGTAGTTCCATTATAGTAACCAATAATTACATCATTGTTAACTAAGCGTTTAATTTCATCTATTAATTTACGTTCGTTCATAATAAGTTAGATAGTAGTTGTTGAGCAAATTTCATAATTAAACATTCAAGTAAGTGTCAGTTTCAGGGTTAAAAGTAGTAGTATACCTGCCAACAGAATCAGTTAACCTAACTGAATCTACATAACCACCATACAATTGTCTAACAAACGTCCCCTGATAATTATCTCTGGTACACATTACTCTAGGATTTGTTGCTGTAAGTGGGATTTCATAATTACTGCTAAATACTTCTAATCCGTTTAGAAATATTTTTTGAGTATAATTAGAACGAGAAAAAGCAATATGTTGAAATGTATTGTAAGTGAATGCTACATTTGTTGTAATATCCCATGATACGTTTGTTCTACCTATTCTTATTTGACTTCCATTAATACTAAAATCAACGTCCCCAAGCATACTACCAGCAAATAAAGTCCAATCAGATACTACTGTCTGGTATATCCAGACTTCAAATGTATAGTTTGACAAGTTTATTGTAGTAGTTGCTTGTACAAAGCTACCCAAAGTTGTATCTGTCGAAAACAAACTACTTCCACCGTATTTACTTCGCGCTGTACTAATTTGAGCAGTGCCAAAAACAGAAATTGTTTTAGGAGTTGGTGAACTGTCAATGATATTTGTACTACCATTAGTGCCATTGCATTTAAGAAATAGAGCTACGTTTGCGGCAAAAGGATCTGCACCACCGTCACCACCGCCACCACCCCCGCCACCTAAGCTTTTACCCGACTGAATAATTCCATTATTACTTAATATCATGCCGCCAAACTCCCGAACACATACCACTCATTAACACCTCTTTTAACTAAAGTTACACCTGAGTATTGTGTGGAGATTTTCAACTTATTACCATCGCTTCTTAAATTCACGCCAACTCCTCCTACCAAAGTTGTTTGTCCCGATCCATATTGGGCAATTAAAATTTGTGTCCCAATAGGGAAAGCCGCATCTACATTGGGCGGAATTGTTAAGTTATTGCTTGCGGAGACATTCATTTCTACTAACTTGTCTGCGTCACTTAAAACTAGGGTATAAGATGCGGTTTGGGAATTAATTACCAATAACTTATCCGTCTTAGAATTAAGCAAGGACTGGATCTTTCCAAAGGCTTGCAAAATAGTGTCGGTTGCGGCTATTGCTATCGCGCTTCCTACAGAAAATCCCGTTAATAAAGTGGTTAAAACTCCTGTTGCGTTTTGATCAGGAAACCACCGCCCCGTACTGGGGTTGTCGTCAGGAGCGAATCCTCCAGTCGATGCTGAAGATTCAAACTGAAACCAACTCCTAAGACTTAGGACTTTTATATTTAATCCGTTTGCTCTTTTATCGGCGGGAATCGCTAATAAATCCGCTAAAGTATCCCTTTTATATCCCGTTAAAGTGGGCATATTTAATTACCTCCTTAGTATTGTTTAGTATTGTATTATACACCCATTCCGAACCATTCATCTTCTCCCACAGTAAGCCAGGAATCCTCACTTAATCCAGTCCAACTTATCTGTGCATAAGCTTTGGATTGTACGACCCATTGGGAAGTTTTACCTTCCGTTGAAATAGCAGCGACCCTAACGTAATAAGTGGTAGTTAAAATTGTGGGAAAATTCCAAGAAGCATATAAATTTACGGTACTAATTCTGTTTCCCCAACTTCCGTTTAGCCCAATCTTATATTCTGCAATATAAGATTTTGTATAACTTTCTAACCCTCCGCCTATTCTTGTAGGTTGTTCCCAATAAGACTCTATCCCTACTTCATCACTTAAAATATTTACGACAAGGTTATTGGGAGGAGTCATAACGGCAGGAGGTCTGTTAATGGCAGGCCATTCCGTAATACTTATTCCAGACTCTATTTTACTTTCTAAATCCGGATCATAAAGTTTAGCAGTAATGCTAAAAAATAATGGATTGTCGGATGGACTAATATCTAAAATTTGGTAACGATGCAAAGTTACCGATCCGTCTACTATTTGCCACGTTGAGTGTGGCAATGGCAATACCGAAAGGGACTGCGAAACATTAATTATCGTATGCGTTCCTGCTGCATTTGAGATATCTCTTTCTAAGGTATAGATATTATTAGATTCGTCGGTTAAAGTTAAAACAATTACCGCATCACTTCCACTAACAGACGTTGGAGCATCTAAAGTAATAGCCGTAGAAGTGGCAGATGAAATAAGCCCAGCTTTTCTTTGCCTACCTCTAGCACTATCGGCGATTTGTACCACCTCTCCAGGTTTAAAAAATATTGCATGAGGTCTACACTCAAAAGTAATTTGCTTATTATATTTAGGTAGCGAATTGTAAATAATTCTGCGCCCCGCTCTAATAGCCGCGCCGCGAGTAATAACTCCTAAAGCTGTAAATTCTTCCTGATGATATCCATATTTAGTTATTGCCTCAGCTACTTCCACTGGTTCAGGACTTTGTTCATAATCATTAGTTGGATCGGTGTACCAAACTTTGCAAGCTGTGGTTATCGCTTGGTACTCACCTTGTGATGGAGAAAATTTCCCGTCTCTTACGTCAGCGTTACACAAAATTCTTGGCAACACAGTCGTAGGTCGCTGTTGCCAAAAACGCCACTGAGTTCCGTCCCAATAAGGTTTTGTTGCAAAAGTCGCACAAATTCCCCTAATTGTTTCAATTGTTACTTGCTGCTGAGTTATTAAGCCGTTAAAACTGTAACGCCTTTCTGTACCACCAAAACCATTGCTTATTAATACATTATTATAAACGGAGCATTGGTATAAATCCCACTTATTAACTTGAGTAGTGGAATAACCTAAACCGCCGTCCTGCCTACTCCTAGTAAATAAAGCATAAACCGCCCAAGCTGGGTCAGTCGTCGCCAAAGTTGGAGTAAAAAAGTTTCCATCCCAACCACCGCTAAAAGTTAATCCTCTATCTGTCCTTAAAGTATTAATAGTGGAATTAGTGGGAATAGAAAAAATACTGCCAGCTAAAAATAACGAAACTTCTGGATCGGATGTGAACAACTCACTATTAAAATTGTAGGCAATTAAGGCTGTGCCGATATAAGCAATTTGTTTCTGAACAACTTCAGTAAAAGTTAACCATTGTAAGGATCTTACTAAATCTGTTGTTACAGAATCATCAGAGATTTTTTCTACTCTTACGGAATACTCGTCTAAAGTTTCATCTACTTGGTAGAAGTATTGGAAAGTAGTAAATGTAGGAAATCTCCCACTAATAGTAGGGACGGCTTTCTCAATAAAAGAACCACCGCTACCTTCCTTAACTAAAATCCTAAAAGTTATGCTATCTTCCTGCCCTTTATTATCTAATTGAATAGCCAGCCTAATCCTTAAAGCTGTAACATCTGCATTAAATACGGTGCGGGTTGCGCTTAAAGAATTGGTTACTTCAACATTTATAGTGTTGTCTATTGAAGTTTCGTTTAAGCCATTCGGAAAAGCTGTTTGATCTTTAGTCCCAACTCTTAAATCCCAAGAAAAATTCAGGAAATTAAAGCTGTCGTCACTGTTTTGTAAGGGAGTCCCGTTTAGGGAAATATCCTTACTTCCATTGGGTAAACCCTCAATCACTCCCTCGCAAAGTCCGGCAATGCCTCTAATATAATCTTTAGTTGTGCCACTAACGGGCGCATTTTCCCTCTCTTTCCTACCAAATCCCATAATTATTTACCCTTTCCGCCACTACCGCCGCCACCGACATTAGTATATTCCGACACTATATCGTAAGTCAATATCATCACATCCTTAATTTTTACCTGACTGCCAATAGCTATCGGGATAGGCGTTCCCTCTTGAGTTCTAGCGCTGCCTCCCTGGAAATTTACACTACGCTTGTCTTCCGTTGGTTTAGGTGGGTATCCAAATAAAATACTTTGGAGTCCTTGGACAATTCCGCCAACAATTAGAGCCGTATTACTAGTTATAATCCCCACACTAATTAATAATATGGGTGAAAGAAATCGCATAAACCCATCCCCGCTACCCTCGAAAACCTCTTCTATGATTATTGTTTTGCCAGAAATAGGGAAGAGTTGGAGATTGGGGTCATGCGGCGTTAATTCTTTTTCCCAATTTTCGCCAACGCAAGTTATCTTATATTGAGATTCCCTTTGGGAAAGTACAAAGTTTTTAAAGTCGGGGAATTGCGAGGATAAAAAATCAATTACCTCTTTAGGATTTTCTACGCTTGCATTAAACTCTTCCCCAAACTTTTCCCCTAAATTTCCCTTAAGGATTATTTTAGTTAACATTATTTTAGCCTCCCGTGATTAACCACTAATTTTCGCCAATTATCGTCAAAAACATCCAACCTGCTTTTTTGGCGCACACCAGGACTGTGAAGGATTAAGTTTAATTCTGGGTTAATTAATACAGCTAAGTGATTAGCTTTTCCGCCACCTCTTAAGGCAATGCCAAAAATATCATTTAGCTTAAATTGGGAAGAATGTAATGGTAATTTATTAAAACTTTGGGAGAAATCCCAATAATCCTCAAATGACCAATTAAGATTACCGTTACTGGGCGGTTCTTCTGGGCGTTTCCATTCCCCAATTTCTATATTTAAAGCACCTAAGAAATATCTACGGACTAATGCAAAGCAATCTGTCCGCCCCCAATCAAAACGCCATCCTAAGTAAAATTCTATTTCATCGGGACTATAATTAATTTTATTTAATGGATAAGGATTGGGGTTTGAAGGTTCGTAATAATCCCAGTTATTAAAATCTTCATGGGCGTGGTAAAGCAAAGATGGTATGTTTAAATAATTAGCTAAGGCTAAATCTTGGGACGTAAA